TTTAACTCCGTTTAAATATACATCTATAAACCCTGCGTCATACGCCAAAGTTTTTGAATTTGTATCTGAACCAGTAAATGTTGTCTGATTTGCTGTTGCAGTATATTCAAATCTATTTGATGTACCGTTAACAGTTGAACCTGCCGCAGCCCATCCACTTGATTTGTAAACTTTTAATTCGTTTGCACTTGTGTCAAAATATAAATCACCAACATCGTTACTGCTTGTTGGGGCTGAACTTAAAATTCTATATCTTTCTGCAAAACTGTTTACTCCAGAAATATTAGAAGCAACTGTAGAAACATTTGCGTTTGCGCCTGCTACTGTTGACACTGCACTAGAAATTCCTGCTACAGTATTTATGTTTGCACTGTTAGAATTTACAGCATTAATATTTGATGAATTATTATTTACAGACGTAAGCGTACTTGAAAGTCCTGCTACGGTGTTAATGTTTGAAGCGTTAGAAACTGCTGAGTTGATGTTTGTAGCGTTACTAACTGCTGAATTAATGTTACTTGAATTATTTGCTACAGCCGTAACGTTGCTAGAAATTCCTGCTACTGTTGATACGTTTGCAGAAATACCTGCCACCGTTGTAACGTTAGCACTTATCCCACCAACAATATTTACGTTAGCTATGTTAGTTGCAACTGTATCTATTTCAGATGTAGTTTCATTTAAATCATCAGCTACAGTCTCAACTTCTGATACGGCTTCTGCTAAATCATTTGCTACTGCAATTACTTTTGCAATGTCTGTTGCTACTGTGTTAACTGAAGTTATGTTTGTTGCTACCGTGTTGATATTTGTAGCGTTAGAATTAGTTGTAGTTATTGCAGATATATTACTGTTAACTGTGTTAATTGCTGTAATGTTACTGTTAACATTATTTAAAGTTGTTTTGTCTGAAGCACTTAGCCAAGTGTTTTCGATGTAGTTTTTCGTAGCCACATCTTGTGCAGACGTTGGGTCAGCAATAGTAGTTAATCTTTTACTTTGTCCATCCCATTGAAAATTTGTATTTGATAGTTTGATTACATCGTTAGCGTCATCAATAGCTTCTTGTCCCATAAAGAAAGCTTGGTTAGAATCAGTATCTAAATCATTTTCTGTTAGGACTGAACCTGCCGCATAATCAACTAATCTTGAAGTTTGACTTGTAGTTCTTCGTATTTCAATAGCACTTGCCGAAGCCGGTGCTGTGTTAAAAGTAATTTGAGTTCCTGCTGAGTTATAAGTGAAAGCAGTTGTAGCTACACCATTAATTGTTACAGTAATGTCAGCCTGGTCACGATATGTAAAATTTACTGCATATTGTGTGGTTGAACCATTTCCTGTGTATCTTACAAATGAATTAGCCATTTATACACTCCTTTTCTTCTTCTAATATGGGTACTTATTGTTATTGTTGACGGTCTTTAGGAAGTTCACTAGTTATTGCTCTCAAAAATTGTTGCAATCCTACTAAGTTATAGAACGGTAATAGTCCTATAGCTTTATTTCCGTCTGATTGAGAGAATGTTCTTTCTGGATTAAACGTAGATTGTGATACAGCTTTCATAGTTGGTATCAACTTTTGAAATATTAAAGAGTAAGTTGGGTTACCAGTTATAATGTTTGTATCAAGTCCACTAGTTCTATATCCAAAGATAGGGTTATCAGTATAAGCAGAGCCTATAATGTTAGCACCTATTGGTAACAAGGAAGCAAACGCAGCTCTTTGAAAACCTGCTTTAGCTATTGTTGCCGGATTTAATCTATTTTCATAAAATTCTTTTTGGTTTGGATGTACTAAACCTGCTAGAGAAGTTTGTGCTGAAAACATTAAAGAACCCCATAACATTGAGTTCATAAATTGGTCAAACACAATAGCGTCTCTCATCTTCAAACCATACAAAAATTGTTTAGCCCAAGATGTAAACATAAAACTTCTAAACTGATATGCTATTTGACCTAAGTGTCCATCTGCATTCATTCCATATTCTTTTAAATATCCAAAGTATGCTTTTTCACCTACGTCAGCTTGTTGTACTGTTCTATGTGCAAGTCTTCGCATAGCCATAATGTAAGTAGCCCTAGTTTCATTAGACCATTTATCAAAATTTGTTTTAGTTATTTTAGTTCCAAGTTCACCTTTAGTCCAACTTGTATGTGCTTTAAATTCGTTTTGTATTTTTTTCATCATAGATGGACTTATGCCTAAATCATCTAATCTGTTTTGCATTTGTGCGTCAGTCATTCTATTTTTACCAAATCTTAATTTAGCAAAAGGATGTTTACCTTTACCTACAGCCCATCTTCCAAAAATTTGTGTAAATTCAGAAACAGTTACTATCTGCATAGCAGAGGTACTCATAAACTGTCCAGAGTATGTGTTAGTAAATCTGTTCATTTGGTCTAATTTATTTTCTACTGTAGTAATAGCGTCATCCGACATATTACTTCCAAAGTCATCTAATCTGTTTGTAACTTGTTGAATAATAGAATGGTTACCAACTCCACCCATTGTGTAATCTATTTCTCTAATAAAATCATCTACACGTTCACCGTTTTCTAAACGTTTCATCATACGTCTTAATTCAGGAACATTTTGTAATGTAGCATTCCAACCAATTAAACCAGTGACGTTACCCATCTCTGACATATTGGCAAAACCTACTTGGTTCATCACCCTTGAATAATTTAATTTACGAATAAATCTTCCTATTGTAGGTGCTAGTCCAGTTGGGTTTTCTGCAAGTGGTCTTCCTTTAATAAAACTATAAGCCATATCCATAGCTTGAATTTCATTATCCATTTGCCATTTTGCTCTTTTAGTAGCGTTAATTTTTACTGGGTCATAACTGTCAACAATTTCTTGTCTAATTCTTTGAAAGTCACCTCTAGATTTTATTCCTTTATAAGCTAAAGCCATATCACCCATAGCACTATGTGTGTAATTCATAAAAATTGCTTCAGCATTATTTTCTAATAAATCAGAAAAGTTTGTTCTGCCGTCTGTATGTCCTTCATTAAATCTAATTCTTCTTTGTAAATAAGATGAACCAGAAACACCTTCTCCTGGTTTAACTTTAAACATTCTATTAATTAAAGCATCAATTTCTTCATCAACCATATTAGTATGCTCTTGCATCATTCTTCTAAATGTTTCACGTTTTTGCATACTAGTAACAATAAAATCTAAATTAACTCCACCTTTAGAAAAGTTTGACCTTTGAACTACAGTTATTAAATTTTCTGCAATAGTCATTTTTTGAGCTGCTGTTAAAGGTCTTTGTTTTACACCTTTAAGCATAGTATCTTCCATAGCATTAACTAAAAATACTTTTAAATATTGTGAACCTTTAGTAGGGTCATTTAATATTTTTTGATATTTTTGTGGATTGTGAACTCTTGTTAAATAATTAAAATTATCTACAATATTTTCAGCACCTTCCACTCCAGTAATTTTAAGCATTTGTAATTGCTCATTTAACAATTGACTTTGTGTCTTTGCCATTTGTTGTATTATTTTTTGACTTTCAGCCGAAGTATATCCTAATTCACTTAATGCAATTTTTTCACCACGTATGGCTCTACCTACTAAATCATTAAATTCTTTTCTTACTTTATTATTATTAGGACTATTCCATTTATGTCTTCCTAAATTTTTTTGTTCTATTAACCATTTTTTTAAAAAGTTTGTGTGAGGTACATGATATAAAACCATCATTCTATCTACGTTCATATCTTTAACTTCAGATACAGTTATAGGTCTTGTATAATTTGTATTTCCTTTTTTTGGCGTAGAGTCTCTAACTAAAAGACTTCCAAATTTTCTCATTTTGTCACTCATTGTTGAACCCATTGCAGCAGAAAAATCAAATCTAAATGCTCTAGCCCAAGTTTCTGGTGTCAAATCAGCGTCACGCAAAATGTTAAATTCTGCCATTCTACCTCTGACATATTCATTGGCTGTTGCTCTACTGTCAAAAGTACCTTCTGGTTTTGCTTCATCCCAATTACATATTTTTTTTGCCATTATTTACATTTCCTCACTTCAATTGTTCCGTCTTTATTTACTTGCATAATTAATTCATCTGGTTTTCCAGATTGATTTTCTATCATTCTAACTTCAAATCTACCGTCTGCTCTTTTAGTTGTGTGTAGCGCTAAATCGTAATTAGGGTCATACCAATCAAAAGTTCTTTCACCATTTGGTTTTAAAGGGTTAGGATTATTAGGACCAGGAATAAGATTACTATTATTAGAAGGTGGTGGTTCAAACCCTCCATCATCTCTAATTAATTTAGTATCACTTTCATCCATTGTGTCTTTAAATTGTTTTGTAAAATTTGTGTTTGTAACTCTAGGTCTACGTATTCCAAATAATCCACCAAGAAATGCACCTGTCATTACACCGTGCATAACATTATCAATATCTAAATCTGGTCTTTGTGAAGCAAGATAAGTTTCTATTGCACCAATAGATACTGCACCTGCACCTGCTTTTCTTAAAATTCTATATGCTCTTGCACTTTTTTGCAAAGCAACTACTGGCGCTAACAATCCGTCTGTAGCAATAATTGCTGTCCACGCCGCAGGGTCAGTAAACGCAGCCAACAATCTTAACATAGTTCCTTTACCAACACCTTGAGAATTAATTTTATCTTCTAATTCTAAATGTTTTAATAACTGTTCTCTTATTTGTTGAGCGTGTGCTAAACTGTGTGCGTGTGCAAATTCTTCTCTATAATCATCTGGTAAATCTGTACTAAGTTCATCTAATAATTCTTGTGATAAAACAAAATTTACATCTGGTGCTAAATCTTCTCTACTAAATTGTTTGTATAAATTAGTAGCAATCATTTCATCTTCGTATGCGCCTTTTGTTGCGTCACCTAAAGTGAATTTCTTTTTTAAATCTTGTTGTCTTTTGTAAGTTACATTTGCTATTTGGTCTAAATCTTCTTGGTCATAAGGCGTAGCATAATCTAAATTCCATAATTGTGGTGGCTCTATATTATTTATAAAATCTTTAGCTGAATCAGTTTCAAACTTCTGTCCCATAGCTTCAGTTTCTTTATCAATTTCTTGATAGCCTTCAATTAATTCTGGAATAATTTTAGCATTTTCTTCAGCTTGTGTATTGTATTCTCTTATACCGTCAATAGCATTTCCTACTGTATTTGTAATATTATCTACTGAAAAAACATTTTCTGTTTCTGTTTTAAGAATTTCTGTTTTAGCTTCGTCATCTATATAAGGGTTCATCATAACTTCTGGCAATGAACCATCCATACGTAAAGCGTCTGCTTTTAACTGATTATCAATTAAACTTGTGTCACTTTTTTTTAGCGATTGACTGTGCATACTCCCACTTGTGTTTACAACAAAAGGGTCACCATTATCATAAGAATATGTAACAGCAGTTTTCTTTCCTTCAACTAAAGAATCTCCTACTGTATAATTTGTAATTTGACTAAAGCCTAAATCGTTTGCAGCTCTATTGTAATTTCTAATTCTTCTATTAACTAAACCATTCATTACAGCATTTGTTCCTGTTGCAGGGTCATTAGCTGAAATAATATCTAACGTATTTTTTAATGCAGACTCATAGTTTCCACTTATTAAATCATTTTTAAAACCATTAAATAATTTTCCAGAATTATAATATTGGTCTGAAGCAACAATTTTCATTGAGTTTGGTAAATTATTCCAAGTGTCTTCACCAACATCTTTTTTCATTTGTTCTATATTATAAATAACAATTTGTTTTGCTAAATCTTTGTCAGACATTTCTTCAGCATTAAGTTTATTAAAACTTAAAAAGTTTTTAAGACCATCAGCTATGTGTGTTATACCATAACCTCTAGTTCCTACACCACCTTCTAAAGCAACTTTTCTTCCTTCTGTTCCTTCATCTTCAGCAAGTATTTCTAAAAATTGGTTTACCCATTCTTCGTTCATTTATTAACCTTTATCTGTTCATTTAATAATAATTTCTTTTGATTAGCTGCATTTTCTAATATGATTTTCATATCTTTATCTGCTTTCATCATATCTTCAATTGAGCCATCCATAAAATCTCCAGTCGATACAATTACAAAATCTCCGTTTGGTGTCATAACTGGTAATTGAGAATTTTTATCTGTTAAAACTAATAGTCCACTTTTAAAAGGACGTACTACTAAATCTTCTGCGTAATATTTTAAATCACCTTTTCTATCTTCTACTAAAGGTATGTCACCTTCGTTAAAGAAACCATCAAGTTTGCCTGCTTCTTTATATTTTTCCATCCAAACAATTTCAAATTTCTTAGCTATTGCTCTGCTTTTTTCTGTAAGTTTTGTTGGGTCTGCGGCAGGGAAAGATGAATTATTAACAAGAACACCATCTACTAAAGTGTGTCTAGTAGACACTTCTTCAATAGCAAATTTAATTGCGTCTTCTTTATTCATTCCTGCTTTCATCATTGTCATAGCAGTCATAGTTGCTCTTTGTGAAACCAAAGACATATCAACATCATCCCAATCAAATGTAGGGTAATCTCTTGTAATAGATTTAACCCAGTCTGGTAAATCTTCTTTATTAACTCCAACAACTCCACCTATCCAAGGTATACCTTCATCAAACCATTTATCAAATTTACCTTTAACATCATCATAGACATCTTCTTTGTTTAAATTTGTGTTTGCATATTGTGAAGCAGGATTAGTTACAGCTTCATAAGCTTTCATAATTGCTCTGTCTTGTCCCATGTTTGTATTTCTCATAAGATTATTTACAATTTCATAGAACGTTGCTGCGTTTGTACTAGCGTATTTAGTAGGAACTTTATCACCGTAAATTGTTCTTAATTGTTGATATCTTTCAAATCCTCTTGTAAAAATATCAATACCATCAGGGTCAATTGTACTGTCATTACCTGCAACTTTAATTACATTAATAGAATCAAATCCCATTGTAACTTCATTTTTCCAAGTAGGATGTTGTATTCCATTAGCGTCTAGCATTTTTTGTGTTAATTGAAATTTTGTAAATTCACCTAAATCTTTTGGTATATCACCATTAGCAATCATGTTGTTAATGTGTGGCATTAATATTGTTTGTTCCCAAGCTACTATAGAGTCATTTATATCATCATCTGATAAACCAATTTTAGTATTACCACTTGAGTCTGTGTAAGTAGTTTCATCTTTTTTATAAGCATGACCTTTAGAAATTAAATCTACGCCAATTGCTAGTTTACTTGATGTTGCTACTGTACCTTTAATTGCAGCAATAATTTTTGTTGCTTGTTCTTCTGTTTTGGGAGTTCTTAAATAAGAAGGCAGTTTACCATCTTTACCTCTGTTCATTGTAAGATATGTAACAATATCAGTTAACATTTGAGGGTCAGTAATTAAACCAGTATCTTGTAAATCAACTACTTGTTCAAAATAATTTAATACTTGTTTATTCCATTCATCTTTATTTATAAATTTTTCATTAACAACTTTGTCAGTTCTTAAAGTTTCTAAATCTGCTACTCTTGTAGAAGAATTATATATTTTTTCTGTTGTATAGTCTGGTGTTCCTGCGTCTATTTCTTTTTCTGTTATAAAGCCACCACCTTGTTCCCAAGCTTTAGCAATAATTTGAAAAGAAGCTGCGTTTGTTGCTCTGTTTAATTGTAAACCTTTTGCTATTGATACTTTTTCTTCTAAGTCTAATCTCATTTGGTTCATAGAGTCTGTGTATGCTCTAGTGTAAGATTTATCTTGTGTACTTAAATCTCTTATAGGATTTCCTGTAGGCTCACCATTTTCATTAACTGATTGAAATAAGCCATCTATATCTAGATTAGCCATTGCGTCACCTTTATCATCACCACCAGTTATATTTGTAACTTTAGTATTAATATTATTAAAATCTTCAATAGCGTGTGATAAACCAAAATTAGAATTTACAATTGCTTGAGTGTAATAACCTTTTAAGTTTGCAACTCTAGGGTCACCCTTATCAATTAACTTTTTAATTTCTGTTGGGTCTGTAATACCTTGTGCTTTTAAATTATCAAAAACATCTTGTGCTTCATTTTGTTGTTCTGTTTTGTAATTGTCAGTAAACTTGGCAAAAGATTTATTAAAGTTTTTTAGCGAATTTGAAATTTGATTTAGTTCACTATCTTTTGCTTCTCTAGGTCTACCTGTAGAAGTTGATTGATAACGAATAGGTACGTATTGTGATTTATATGCCATGCTTTATCCTTTAAAAAACTTTCTATCTTCATTACCTGCATATTCTGTTGCACCACCAGCTATATTAATTGCTAATGCCATGTCACTAGGTTCTACTGGTACTGGAAGATTGTTAATTGTATTTGCGTAAGAAGCATAAGCTTCGTTTTCTTGTCTGTTAAACGACATCATATCTTTAGTAAACGCCATGTTAACATCCATAAAATCTTTATCTGTATCTGTACCTACGTCTTTATATATTGCTGTAGCGTTACCAACATTAAGTGCTAATTGTTTTGATAATAATTTAATTTTTTCTTTTTTAATTGCAAACTTCTCTGCTGACTTTTCTTTTGCTGCATTAATTTTATTATTATCTATTTGTCCGTAGTCATCAAACAGAGATGCACTCGCAGCATTTTTAGCATGAAAGTTTGAAACAGAAGTTCTATAGGCTTGTTCCTTTTTAGCGTTATGGTCGGCTATCGAACTAACCACATTTAACGCAAAGCCTGCTTCTGCTGTACACATATTATTTTAACTCCTTCATTACTAATATAAAATTTAATTTTTCATGTCCGTATGGTAACTTTTTCTTTGGTTCAAATCCTAAGAACTGTAACCATTTTAAAGTTTCCCAATTTCGTTCATCTACAAAGTTGTAAAGATATTTATAACCTTTACCCATTTCGTTTACCCAATGAGGACATTCTTTTAAGAATTGTCTTACATGGTTTCTAAGTTGGTCGCTTGATAACATCCAAGCTACACCATAATCTTTTTCATAGGCACATGGGGTTGACCCAAACATACCAATAACACCTTCTTCTTTTGTTCCTAAGATTGAATAGTTTTTTGCACCTTCATAAGTGAAGGGAAGAACTAATGCCTTTAATGGACTTAGGTTGTCCGAAGCTTTAATTTCACGTCTATCTGCTAAACGCATTTTTGGTGCTAAGTCGATACAATCATTAATGACTGCTTCTCTTACGCATTTTTCCATATTACATCCTTCTATTTCTTCTATGATAAAATCCTTCAATTTCTGCTGATATAAAGTGACAAGGCAAATGTGAAGTTGAAGTCAATTTACAAACATATCCTGTATTTTTACTTTGGATTGGAATAGTAAATGTACCACTTGCAATGTTAGGAACTCCAACTACTGAAGAAGCTGAGTTAATAACATTTCCTGACATTTCATAACTAGTTAAACTTCTACCGTCTGGTAAAACTGTTGCTTTAAAAAATCCACTATCTTGAAAATCAACATTTAAAGTTCTAATTTGATATCTTCCAGAAGTTATTGCTACAGCACCAGTTGAACTTTGTTCTCTTACATATGGTTTTGAAAACTCATATACAGATTCAAAAGATGAACCAAAAATACAAGAAGTATGATTACCTTTAACTACAACTGTAGTACCACTTTGACTATCAATAGTTAAGTCTGCACCATTTGTAGAGTCCATAGCCATTAAAGTTTGGTTATGTGCATATGGTATTGTAAATGTAGTTTTATCAGTTGTGCTGCTATAACTACCACTTAATACTGAAGTTTGCATATCAATACTTACTGGAAAAGATAAAGAACCAAAATTAGGATTTCTTAAATCTATTCTTAATAATTTTAAATTTCTTTTTTCATTTGCTAATATGTAAATATAACTATCGTAAGCTTCTGCTGAAATTATTTGCATATTATTAAATGTAAATTTGGACCAGGCTGATTGTACTTTTTTATCAGCGTCCCAAAAATATTTATAAACAAACATTGTGTTTGCATTTGTAGATGTAATATCTGAACTTGCTGTGTAAGGTGCATTATTACTTCCGTCTAACGTATCGTGACATAACACAACCATTGTATCTTCAATGTTGTTAGAAACAATTTTGTATGCGTTGTTAGGAATTAATGTGTTAACTCCAATTGTTATATCTAAACCATCGTTAGTTAGTGTATCATCATCTGCAAAATATTCTGTTATTGCAGTTTTATCATTTCTGTTTTGTGCAAAGTAAACAAATTTACCTGCCGCTTTAGGTTCAACTTTAGTGTCATGTGCAAACGTACTTGTTTTAGAAAGTACGGCTGTTGTTGGTGTAATACTATCACCAGAAGATTCTAATATGTATTGTGCTTCTGCTGAAAATAATAAAAGTTGTTCGTTAAAATCTATAGTGTTGTAAAGTTTGTTTACAGTTGTACCACTAGCTGCAATATCAATAGGGTCAGTATCTAATACATCTGTACCAGTTGTTACATAAAAATTATAATACTCACCATTTTCTGTCATAATTAAATTCTGTCCAGAAATAACTCCCAATCTATTTTGAAAGAAAGTTAAGTTAGATATTTTTTGTCCAACAAAACTTGGTGCAGGGTTTGTTGTTTCATCACCTGCTACTCTGTTAGTGTAAGTTTGTTGTGCAAAAGTAAATGTACCATTATTATTGTTAACTAATGCGTGTGGCATTGTACTGTTGTCTAGTCCAAGTTTTACACCTGGTCCTACAGTTTCTTTCCAAACACCGTTAGCTACAAAATTTACATAGTAATCTGAAAGTGTGTCACCTTCTTCACCAGTAATTTGAATAATCATTCCTGGTTTTGCATAGTAAGGTAAATCTGTAAAATCTTGTATAGCGTCTTTTACTGCATACATAGCTTGGTTACCAAAACCGTCTGTAGTTTCAACTCCAAAAGTACCACTACTAGCTGAAAGATAAATAGTGTTACCATAATGTATATTAGAAAACGTTCCTGTAATTCCAGAATAGTTTGCTAATCCTTGTGACGTACTTAATGTTGCGCCAGTATCAGTTCTAATAGTTTTAAATCCTATACCGTCTGCACTACCAGACCAGTGTGAAGACGCAGTTCCATATAATAATATATGTGCAATCTTTTCTGTGTCTCTAAATTTACCGTCTGTTGAAGCGTCATTACCAGTAGGCATTTGAAATTTAACTTCTATTGGATATGACCAAGTAGAATGATTTAATGTTACACTATATTGTCTACCGTATTGTGAACTTTTAACATAAATTAAACATTCTTGAATTTTTGCTGCTGTTGTACTAGAATTTTCTGTTACTGTTTTTTGTCCATTAGAGACAAAAGTGTAGTCTGCAATGTTTGTAAATTTTAAATCTTCTATAGCATTAGTAGTAGTTAAGTAAGAATTACCATTTGGAAAACTTACTGTCTTTTCATTACCTGCTAAATCAAAAACTTTAACACCTTGGTTATAAAATATAGCAACATATTGATTACTACTATCTCTATTAATCCATTGCACTGCACAATTGTTTGGCATTGCTTGTGATGATAATAAATTAGAAACAAACTGTGTTCCTGCTCTTTTAGATAATCCGTCTATAATGTTTGATTGAAAATTTACTTGGTCTTCAGCTTGAGATACATTTCTTTGAACTGCATTTTGCTGACTAATACCATTAATAAGATTTGGAATTGACTGCGATATAACTGCCATGGTCTAACTCCTTGATGAACGTTTGTTGCCACGATTAGTAATGTAATTCATGTTATATTCATCTTTAAGAATATTAGCGTCCATTGCTCTTGTGTCAGCTTGTTCAAACTGTACGTGTGCTTCTTGTTCATCTATGTTTGCTAATTTAACTAATTCACTTGCACCAATATATCGAGCTGCAAAACGTCTTGACGCTTTTACTACAATATATCTTCGTGCATATTCTGGAAGATGTTCAAATTGTTGAACTAAAACTTTATCTATTTGTGGGTCCAGGGTGAATACATCTGTATGATTTTTTAAGTCATATAAAAAACCGTTACGAATAGTGTATTGATATAAATATTGATAAGGTCTAGAAGCTTCTGCTTGAACGCAGTTAGAGTCTAGAGGAACTTTGTTGTCTGAGTCCCTTGCTTGTGTAACTTCAAATTCTCTGTTAAAAAACCATCCTTGTGACTGAACACTCATAGAAGTTTCATCTAAAATATTCTTAGCGACAGCTACGTCTGTTCCTATATTTCCTGTAATAGAACTGACTGGGGCTTCTCCGATAAAACTTAGCATAGTATTAATTGCTATAAGTTCCGTTGTCGCTGTAATTTGTGTTGTCATGATTTTCCTTTTTTAAATTAAAGTAGGGGAGTCAGTCTCCCTCATCCCCTACTCCTATATAGTATAAATAAACTTAATAAATATTAAGCGTCTTTAATTCCTACTGCACTTTCTGGTCTTAATACACCATGTCCCATAGCGTATTTAGCAACCATTAAAGTACCTTGTCTTCTAATGTCGTATTCCATTTCAGTAGCTAAATCCATTAACTTAACAGTTCCAACTGCTGTAGGGTGACAAACTAAACCTTCGAAGTTAGTCAAGTTAACTGCTTGAGGGTTTGAACCACCCTGAGTAGCAGAACCTTGGTCAACACCTGAGTTCACGTTTGAAGCAACAAAATGAGGAACAGCAATTAATCTGATACCTGCAATTTGTAATACCCTTCCTGAAGCAACACCACCGTTAGCACCACCACTGAAGTCAACATTGACTGCGTTTGTAGCGTTTGCTAATTTGTAGTACATTTCAGGTTTTAAGAAACAAACTCTACCGTCAGCCGGTACATATTTATTGTCTAATGTTTTTGCAGCATCAAACAATGAATCTATCATTCCATTTGCAGATGTTGCTGCTGTTGCAGAAGCGATAGCAGTATTAGTTAATACTGTACCTGTATCTCCACCAGTAACGTTAGCAGTACTTGTTAGAGCTGCTTGACCAACTGTTTGTAGAACGTGTTTGTCTTTTTGGAAAGCTAATGCTCTTCCAATCTCAGTAGAATATGAACTTCTCACATCCCAATGATTTTTAGCTTCTTCAATATTTGATAAAAATGCTGAAGATATTAAAAGGTCATTAATTGTAATAACCTTTTCGTTGTGGTTCACATCAGAACCGAGTATTTCTGCACCAGGTGTATGGTACGCAGCAGTTGTTCTACCCATTACTGGGAAAGTTGCTGATTTACCATTACTGATACTTCTTACTGAATCAGTGCCTTGTGTTTTACTTGCTCTTTCAAAAGAAGTAATAACTTCTCCGGAAAAAACTTTTAAAAACAATGCGTCTTCTGAACCAGAAGCGTTTACTCGTCCAATGGAAGCCGGAGTTGCGTTTGACATATTTGTCTCCTTTTTCTATTGTTATTGTTTAAAAAGCTTTCACAAGTTTCTAGTTTGTTTCACAAGATTGTCGTTCCTCGGAACGGTCAAGTTAATGGACTTTAACTTTGTGTTAGCAGTTGCTACCTAAATAGGTAACACAACTATGATTTAGCAGTTTTCGCAGCTCGTTTAAATTGTGCTGCTGTAGGTCTGCCTTTTGTACCTGCTGTTCGCATTTTTTCACCACTACCTGCTTTAATTCTAGCACGTTTTTTGTGAATGTTTGCGTAGAGTCCTGTCTTTGCCATGTTAATACCTCTTATTTTTTGGTTTCGGTTTTGGTCTTGGTTTCGGTTTCGGTTTTGGTTTGTACGGCATTTAGTATTTTCTCCAATTCTTCTAGTGAGTGTTTTGCACAAGTTAATTTTTCAAAACGTTCATCTATTACTTTTAATAAATTATCATGGTCACCAATCCCTACTGGTTTCTGTAAATAAATATCTATAATAGATGTGTGTTCAGCTATACGTGCTTCGTATAGTTTTTTTAAAGCTAGTAACATTACAGTTCACTATTTTTTAATTTAGCTTGAACGTCAGCTCTATAAGCATTATCGGAAGTATATCTTTCATCAGACATTGCTTGTGTAACTTCTGCCCAAGAACGATAACCAGGTGCATTACTTGTACTTGGTCTATTTCCTGTTTGTAAATTAGGTTCAACACCTTCAGCATTTTTAAATCTAGCATTCAATCCTGCGATTGCTAATTTTGTTGCTTCAATGTCTTTACCATTTACTGTTGAGTTATAAGCATTTACTTCTGCTTCACTTAAATTGTCTGAAGCCCAAGACATCATATTGTTATAAGCGTCTGTGCCACCTACTTCTTGTTTAAGTGTGTTAGAAGTTTGTTGGGCAATAGCTTCTTGACCTTTAATAAAAGCGTCTACGTAATCTTTAGGTATTCCTGCTTTTTCTAAAGCGTCATAAGATTTGTCAGCTAACTGTCCACCTTCGTTGTATTCTTGTTGAAGAGAAGACATATCTAACCCTGCATTTTCTACAGCTTTTTCTGCTTTATCAATTGATAAGTCAGCGTCATCTTTTTTGCCTTCTTCTTTGTTAGGTTCTGAGTCTTTATTATTATTATTTTCAGACTGTCCTAATTTGTTTTCAAGTTCACCATAGGCTTTAGCCATGTCTTCAGCGTTCTTAAATTTTTCTGGTAACCATTCAGGTCTACTTTCATTCTCAAAAGTTTTATCTTGAGCCGAGTCTGTTGGTTGTTCAGAAGTTGTTTCAGCTTCTTTTATTTCTACTTTTTCTACCATTTGTTATTATCCTCTTGGTTTTGTAACGTTGTCAGCAACTTTAGGTGCAACAGCTTGTGCTGTTTCCATCATTTGTTGTTGTTGCTGCATTTGCATTTGTTGTTCTTGTTCTGCTTGTAATTGTTCAGGAGACTTAATTAAGTTCTCAGTTTCAATTCCATGTCCTGTTGCAAGTCTTTCAATTAAATCACCTATGTTTAATAATTGAACTGCTTGAGGATTCATTTGTGCTAACTGTCCTATCTCTCCTACAAACTCTCTTAATTTCTGTAAGTCATTTCCTCTACCTAGTGCTTCAACACCAGTAATAATAGTTGGTCTTACAGAACCTTTTGGAAGTTTTGGTATTTCGTTTTTACTTCCCATTCTTGTCATAAGAAGAGCGACTAAAGGTAATTGTAATTCTTGTGATAATAAAGAATAAATTCCACCCATAGCAGTCTCAAGTTCATTAGCCATATATCTAATTTCTTGAGCCGTAACTCTTTCTGCTTGACGTTGAATTGCTGTGTTAAGTAGGAATGCGTATGCTAATCTTTCTTCAAGTCTGCTAATTGCTTTCTCTACTGTTTGTAAATCATAAAATTTCTCTGCTTGTAATACTGATACATCGTCTTTATTTCCAGAAATAATGTCACCATTTCTAGATTTTGCAATGTCCATTTTCTTTGTAGTAGAATTAGGTTTTACTAAGAAAACCATTTTAGCTGACGCAGCGGCACTTTCTACAAGCGCTTGTGATAATCCTTCTAAAGATTTTAAGTCACCAATTACTTCGTCTACAAAACTTCTTCCATAACTTTCTGAGTCAACTCTAATCATTCTTAAAGCTAACCATGGAAGTTGGTCTGCGTTATGTTCACCAACAGATGAAGGTATTTTAATTCCTTTTACTTCTTGGCATACATAATATTTTTTATTATTTAGTTTATAAATATGTGTATATAAATCACAATGAGTTTCAGACTGAGCGTTTTCTTTACTCATCATTTGTAAAACTTGTTCTCTAATTTCTAAGTCTAATCCTAAAACAGATACACTTTCTTTTACAACTATTTCTAATAAGTTTCCCTCACCGTCTCTTTTACATACATACTGATTAAGAGGAAAAACTCTCATACTGCCTTCTTTAGGCATATGACATAAAACATTTCCACCAACAATTAAATGTTTGATTGCTTCAAATATTGGAACTCTAATTGCAAGTGACTCAATTTTTCCCATAACGTCACGTTCAATTTTTGCTAATGATTTTTCAATTAACGTTTTTAGTTCTGGTTGTTCTTGCACTTGTTCTTTAGCTTTGCCTTGTATCGCTAGTCTAAAGAATGGTTGATTTGGGGGGAGTAATAACAGTAAGAGTTTACTGGCTAAATTGTTAACACCTCTACTTCCAACTGATTGGAAAGGACTATAAAAATCTTGTGAAGGGGCGTGAGAATCTTCTGGAATTAAAGTTGGTATCGTCAATTCTGAACACTGTCTTCCACGGTTTAAAAAGTGTTCTCTATGTTCCGACAGAGAATTGTATCGGCTTTCTGCCGTGTTGTGTAAATTATCTGCCATTGTAAATTACCTTATATAATTGTTCCAGAACTACCAGGGATGTTTAAATCCGTTTGCATACCTATTGTTCCTTTTTTCGATTTCTTCTTCTTTGCTATTTCCATAGCGTCTTCAGAAGCTAGTTCGATAGTAGGCGCTAATTCATCTCCTGATGAAACGGCTTGTCTTACTGGCTGTATTGCTTCCTGCACTGGAGGTGCAGAAGGTCTTCCCATACACATAATTGTTTCCTTCCTTTAATAAGTTGGTATTGTTAAATCACTAGATTGTGATGTAGTCACATCCGATGATTGAGATACACTACTTTTTTTCTTTTTATCGCTGACCACCGGAGTTGTATCTAAATCTGGTGGACTGGCTTTTGGGTCGAATGTATTACCGTCTACGTATTTAATATTAGGGTCAGGTCTTGTAACTACAGGTGGGGTTTTCGTTGATGAAAAGCACATGGTTATTTCTCCTATCCTAATAAGTTATCTTCGTTACGTTTTTTTAATTCGACTAACCAATTAACCACACTTCTTTGTCCTGCTTTGAACCAAACTGTACGTTCATCATCTTTCAAATCAGCACTTTTTTCTGGAAAAACTTTGTCTAAAGTTTTAACAAGTTCTTCCACTGTGTATGGTAATTGTATATCATCTAAAGGGTTCATATCTTTTTCCTTCTAATATGGGTACTATTAGCCCCACAAATTTCCAGTCATACTACCTTTTGCATATTCAGTAGCACGGTTTTCAAAGAAATTTGTATGTTCTACGCCATTTAAAACCCAATCAAGCCAAGGCAATGGGTTATCTTTGACAGCAAAATTAGGTTTTAATCCTAATTGTAATAGTCTTCTGTCGGCTATGTGACGTATATATTGTTTAATTTGATTTGGCTCGATACCTTCTACTCCACCTTGTTCAAAAGCTAGGTCAATAAATTTATCTTCTAATGATACCATATCTCTTGCAACATCGTATAAAGTTTTTTTGAAATCATCATTCCAAATATGTTTGTTCTCATCTATTAAAGCATGAAATAATTTTATCATGTTATCTACGTGATGACTTTCATCTCTTATGGACCAGGTAACTATCTGACACATACCTTTCATTTTTCCAAATCTTTGAAAGTTAAGTAACATTACAAAAGAAGCAAAAAGCTGCAATCCTTCTCCGAATGCTGAGAACGTTGCAAGTTCTCTAGCCATACCTTCTATACCTTCACCTTTACTTCTAAAAAGATAATCATGTTTATCAGCCATAGCTTTATATTCTTGGAATGCTTTGTATTCACTATCTGGTAATCCAATAGTATCATTAAGTAGTGAATAAGAATGAGCATGATTAGCTTCACTTGTTGCTATAGAAGACAACATCATTCTTATTTCTGGTGGTTTAAATTTTGGAATATAATTATCAAGGTACGCTTGAGCAATATCTACATCGCCTTGCGTAAAGAACTTTAATATTTGGGTAATTAAATTCTTTTCCTTTTCATTTAATCTTTCATTCCAGTCTCTTACATCTTCGGCTAAAGGCACTTCGCTTGGTAGCCAGTGCATTTTTTGTTGTTGGTCGTAAGCTTCAAAAGCCCATGGGTATTGAAACGGCTTGTAGTGATTTCTTTCTTTTAATAAACTCATCCTAATAGTTCTACTCCCTCTATAATAATTAATATAAATAACTCAATTACTAAAACACTGTGATACACAGTCCATAATATTGTTTGTTTTTCTTTTTTCTTTTTACTGCAAGTGCAATATTTTTTTCTTGGTTTGTCCATGTCGTCAAATATACTACTGTCTGTCATTTTCCTTGTCCTCGATTTTTTAATTGTTTTCTGTTTCTTCCTTGTCGTTTCTTTTTATTCATCATGCTTGTGCTTGGTCTTCCACCAATGCTAGTCTTTTTATATCTAGACCTAGTTTCATGTGCTGAGTCATTTGATAATAAATTGTTTTTCTTTTTTGCCATTATGCGTGACAAGCTAGACACTCGTCTTCTTCTGCGTCTGGTCTAACTTTCCTTTCTATCTTGGTTGAAATTATTTCTGCTCTTTTAATTGCTTCTGAACGACAATAGTAAAGAGTCTTTAATCCTTTTTTCCAAGCTGACAAATGTAGTAAATGTAAATCTTTAATATTAACATCTGCTGTTACAAAAATATTTAAACTTTGTGACTGACAAATAAATTTCTGTCGGTCAGCAGCTAAGTCAATAACCCAACGTTGGTCTATTTCAATAGCAGTAGCAAACACATCTTTTTCCCAATCAGATAATTCTTTTAAATGACGTACTGAACCACGTTTAGCTAAAATACTTTTCCATGTAGTTTCATTATCTATTTCTTTTTCTTTTAATAATTTTTCTAAATATTTATTTTTCATTAAAAAAGTACCACTCATAGTTTTTTGACTATAAACATTTGCTCTAAGTGGTTCGATTGATGGACTAGTGCTACCACAAATAATACTGCTAGTAGCGTTAGGTGCTACAGCTAATAAATGTGCGTTACGTAATCCAGTTCCTACCATGTCTGGTGCTTCACCTTTTTCTTCTGCTAGTTTTCTAGAAGTTTCTTCGGCTTGTAATTTTATATGTCTAAACATAGATAAGTTTTGACCTTTAGCTAAAGCACTTCCAAAAGGAATTTTTTTACTTTGTAGATACGAATGGAAACCCATTGTCCCCAGTCCAATACTACGTTCACGCATAGCAGAATACTTAGCACGGTGTAAAACATCAGGAGCGTTATTAATAAAATACTCCAATACATTGTCGAGGAAGCGAACCACGTCAGGTATAAAGTTATTGTTTTCTTTCCATTCATCATATGTTTCTAAGTTAAGAGAAGACAAACAACATACTGCTGTTCGTTCTTCATTTGTTGGTAATGTAATTTCACTACATAAATTTGATTGATGTACTTTTAATCCAATTTTCTTCTGAGACTCCGGCAAAGACTTTTGGATTGTGTCAATGAAACTGATATAAGGTTCACCAGTTGCCACTCTAGTCTCAAGAATTTTTTGCCATAGTTTTTTAGCAGAGACTTTTCTAACCACTCGTCCTGTATGTGGGTCAATAAGTTCCCAACTGTCATCGGCACTAGGGTCAACAGTGCATTTATCAATAACAGACATAAACTTATCAGAGATATTAATACCATGGTGCAGATTAAGACACTTACGATGAATGTCCCCACCACTAGGTTTACGCATTTCAATAAACTCTTCAATTTCTGGATGTGATATATCTTGGTATGCAGCATAACTTCCTCTCCTTGTTTTACCTTGGCTGAACGCTAACATTTCTGAGTCAACTACGTGCATGAAAGGAATTGAACCAGACGATTGTGAGCCACCACTAGTTGACGTACCGTCACTTCTTATGTGTCCCCAATATCCACCAATTCCTCCACCCACTGAAGCTAACCAAGCATTCTCTGTGTAGTGTTCTGTTAATCCGACTCGACTATCTGGTACATAATTAAGAAAGCACGAAATAGGCATTCCTCTTTTAGTTCCACCATTAGTTAAGATAGGTGTAGAAAACATAAACCATAGATTAGAAGCATAAGAATATATTCTGTCAGCCATAGCAGAATCATCTGAAAATATTTTTGATACTCTATAGAATGCTTCTTGAGGACTTTGCTCTTCCTCTGTTAAGTATCTATCTTTTAATATTCTCAGCCCTGCGTCTGACAATAATGCGTCTTTACTATAGTCCATATTTCTATTCCTCATCTTTCGGATAATTTATTTTGTGTGTTAAATGTAAATTTAATTGGTCAGTGTCAGTGTCTTTATCAATTAAAAAGTCAATGTATTGTCGAGCCTTTTTTAAATCTTCAACTCCCCCTTTTAGTTTGTAACGACAAATGTATTTCACTACATTGCCTTGGCAAAAATTAAGTTTGTTTTTAATTATAAAATCAATAGGCTCGATTGCGTGTTGTGTATAATGAGGTGGTTCTTTAATTATATCTGCCATCTAGTTACCTCACCAGTTTTCTTATTGTATTCACCGTGTCTTAAAATTCTAGCAACTTGCGCTTGTTGAAAAGCGTCATGTTCTAGTAAACCTTCTTTAGCATACGCTTTGACAACTAGTTCCCATTGTTCTTTAACGGATAACTTTTTATCATTAAGTATTTTTTGTGCTGTAACTTTTCCTATTTTTGGACAGCCAGAAAATCCATCAACTGAGTCACCAGTTAATGTTTGTATCATGTGCCAGTGGTCACAATCTCTTTTAGAAAGTTTTTGTATTGTTCTACCGTCTTGACAAAGTTTACCTGGAATTTGTCTAAGGTCTTTATCAAGTGAACATATAATACGTTCTTCTTTTTTCTGTGGCTGTGTAGCTAGAATACCTAGAACATCATCTGCTTCTAAGTTTGGATAAATGATTGCGTCATACTCATCAATTAACCATTTTCTAATTGCCCCTAATATTAAAGGTTTACGTTTTGCTTTACGATTATCCTTATAGCTAGGTAAGATGTCTTTTCTAAAGTTGACACCGTCTGTTAGTGCAATTGTTATGCTATCACCTTTTAGATTTTCTTTTAAATCTTCTATCTCTGATAGTGCAAGATATTTTCCGTGGTTCTCATCAGCGTGTAATGTCCAAACTGTTGAGTCTTCCCACTTAATACTATGCTCTGCCATAGTCGAAGCTTTATAAGCTATGATGTCCCCATCAATTAAAAGTCTTCTCTTCATGGATTAATCCTCCTGTGGATTGGTTAAGTTAAATTTTTTGATTGGAATAATTCTTTTAAAGGAATTAAAATGCACTTACTTGCATGGTGGTCACCAATCATTTTGTAGTTATCTTTAAATTTGTCAGCTATCTTTTTTAATTTAGGTACTTCAAATATTATTTTACAATAATCTTCTTTGCCTATTGCTAATATGTGTACCCAATAGTCTGCTTCTGTTTTAGATAAGCCACTAGGTTTGCCCCAACATTCAACTTCAATTGCGATGTTGCCTGTCTTAGCCCACCAGTCTCTTTCTGTTTTTACTTCTAGTTTGTTTTTGTCCTGGTCCAGTAACGATACTATTTTCTTTTCTCGTTCTTGACCGTACTTTAAGTCTATATCAAATTTACTGTTCTTCATTAATGTGTCTCACTCCAATTGTTTCCTATTTTATATTCGCCTGTTAACGGCACTCTTAATTTGAAGTGTTCACCAGTTCGTTTAATACATTCGACAGCCAACAATCCTATCTCTGTTGCTTCTTCTCTGTCACATTCAACTTGTATTTCATCGTGTACCCACAATACTTGTTGAACTCCAGAAAAGTTTTTAACAGCGTTGTCAAACTCAACTAACCATTGTTTACAAACGGCTGCGCCTGCGCCTTGCAACAAAGTGTTTAATGCACTAAAAGTATTTCTTACTTTGATTTGTCTTTTGTCTAGACCTACCAAGTAACCACGTTCAGCAGAAAGTTGTACTTGTTTGATTAATTTATTTAAAGCAGGTAACCTATCTAAGAAACGCTTTTTAACTTTTGCTGCTTCCTTGTTAGTCTTACCAGTTACCTCTGCAATCTTTCCGACACCTGCGCCATAAAGCCAAGCGTACAAAAATCTTTTACTTTGGTCTCTGGTTTCTAAACCTGCATTGTGTTGATTAGTAGTGTGTATATCACCGTTGACTACAATGTCAGCGTATGCACCACCATCAAATTTTGCAATGTAATGACCAAGCAATCGCAGCTCAAGTCCACTTACATCTATTCCAATTAACACTTTACCTTTTGGTACTGTAAAGAGTTCTCGAAATTCTTTTCCGTAAGGTACACTTACTGAAGGTACTTGCTGTAGGTTAGGTTTCATTGCTGTTGCCCTACCAGTTACAGCGTTGTTAGTATTAACAGTGCCGTGTAGTCTTCCGTTACGTTCTAGTTTTAGATAAGCTTGATTACCTTCTGATAACATTCCAATTCTTTTTTCTAAAAGAAAATATTTTGCTAACAGTTTTGCTTCTGGATAATCTAAACTATTTAAAACTGTATCATCTACTTTTGCTTTACCGTCTGGTGTAAAGTCTTTTGGTTTCCAATTATACTTAGTCTTTAATCTATCAGCTATGTGTTGTCTGCTAGAAGGATTAAATATAATAACTTTATCTTTTAATTGTTTACCAGTTTTTTCTGAAACTCTTTTAACTGTTATAGGTTTAAAAGTTTCTTCCATTTCTGTTTTAATCTTGTCTCTTTGTCCAGACAAGTCAGCATAAAGTTTGATTGCTTTTTCTTTATCAAACAATACTCCATATCTTTCTTGTTTAGATATGAGAGCAGCTACATCGTGTTCGAGTTGCAAAGATTCTTCCGAATATTTTTTGCCCAAAATTATTTGGTATAAGTTATGTGTAACCTCTACGTCTTGTACACAATACTCTAACATTTCATTTGTAAACTCTTGCCAGTCTGTCTCAAACTCTTGCTTGTAATTCCCTAGTCTAACACCCCATGCTTTAAGGCTATGTTTGTTGACTAATTTTCTTGGGAAGTCTTTAGTATGTACACGCTTCATGTCAGACTCCATTAAGTCAGACCATATTAACCGTGTAGCAACTAACGTATCAAAAACTTTTGCTTTAGTTTTGAAGTTATATAATTTCTCTAACACAGGAATATCAAACTTAATAATATTATGTCCGATAATAAGTTCTGCATTCGTAAGTTTGTCTATGGCTTCATCCGTAGATAAAGTTAAGACTTGTTCCGTGTCTATATCTTTTAAGACTATGCAGTGTATTTTCGTACACTCTTCTAATAAGTTATCTGTTTCTATGTCAAAACAGTATTTGCTCATGTTTTTATTTTCCTTATTTTAATTACATTGACAGTAGGCATTGTTGTTATGTTACCTACGTCTCCTAACGTGCCGTTATCTTCAAAGTTAACGTCACCTACAATTATATGTACATCTTTGTCGGCTCTAATAAGCCAACCTGCTGTAATACAAATTGTTACTTTACTATTCTTTGCTTCTTTTAAATTTAACCAGGCACTATTACTGTTAATATCTTTCCAGTAACAATGCACAAACGGTGCATCCAATATTTTTTTATGTATAGTTGGTAGTTTCATTAGTGTACTGTTGCCATTTCTACAGTTACTCGACACGCAGCTTCCTCAAACATTGAAACTTCATTCAACATTAATTCACAAGCTAGTCTAACTGTTGTGTTGGGGACTTGAATAGTTGCCATCTTATAAGGATTCTTTTTACAAAGTTCGATAGCGTCACTTACTTCTTTAGTAACGTTCCAACTTGTTTTAATATTAGAAATCCCTTTCATGTCCCTCCGTTATTTCTGTTAAACACGCTGTGTCATTGTCAAAATATAATGTTCCACATTTGCCAGTGTCACCAGTGTGTCTATTTTTAAGTACACGTATTGTTGTGTAGTTTTTGTTCTCATCATCTTGTTGATTTTTTTCCAACGAAATAACTCCGTCACTTAATTGACTGATTGCAGCCGAGCCACGTAAACTATTTAATGATGTTTGTAATCCGTCTTCGTAACCTTTGTTACCTTCTGGTCTTCTTAAATGATTAACAACAAATAAACCTATGCCAGTAGACTCAACTAAACTTCTTAGCTTTGTCATTGTGACATCAATTAATTTTCGTTCATCAAAACTTTCTAGTCCACTAATTACAATTGATAAGTGGTCAAGTATAATCCATTTTACATTTAAACCTTTTGCAAGGTATTGAATTTTAGATAATAAATTGTCTGATTGTGTTGAACCAAAATGGTCAAACATATAAAACAAACCACTACCAACTGTAGAGTCAAAACTTTTTTTAAATTCTTCTTTGTTAACGTTGTCTTTAG